GGCTCGGTTTCTTCCATATGCAGCAGCCGGAAAGGTAGAAGCCGGCGGCATCAAATGCCTTTCTAAAGTTCAGTCCTTCAGTATCCGCATGAAAGACATAGATGGAGGCATCGTCCGCCATGGCCTTTTCGATATTTGAAAAAGCATCGAAGAGGAAATTAAAAAAGGCCTCCGGGGCCTGATTGTCGTTCTTTATTTTTCCGGCAGTACCTTCATAGTTGACGTTGTACGGAGGATCCGTTATCACCAGATTTGCTTTCTTTCCCTGCATAAGGGTTTCATAGGTTTCCGCTTTCGTAGAATCCCCGCAGATAAGTCTGTGCCTTCCAATCGTCCAGATATCCCCTGCCTTTGAAAAGGTAGGTTTATTAAGTTCCGCATCCACATCAAAGTCATCTTCCTGTGCTTCAATACTGTCATCAAAGAGCTTTGAGAGTTCATTGTCATCAAAGCCGGTAAGAGAAAGGTCAAACGCCTCCGCCTGCAGTGCTTCGATTTCTACTCGGAGGAGTTCTTCATCCCAGCCTGCGTCCATCGCCATTCTGTTATCCGCGATGATATAGGCTTTCTTCTGCGCTTCTGTCAGGTGGTCTGCAAAGACGCACGGTACCTTATCTATCTTTTCTTCCTTTGCCGCAAGAATACGGCCGTGACCGGCGATTACGCCAAAGTCACGGTCGATGATTACGGGATTGATGAAGCCGAACTCCCTTATGGAAGAACGGAGTTTATTTATCTGCTCCGGAGAATGAGTGCGGGCATTGTTCACATACGGCACCAGTTTCTCAATGGGAATGAGCTGCAATTCACTTGTGGTTTTCATTTCTTATTAGCCCCCATTCCGCAAATTTCTCAAAGCCGCCTAAAGCCCTTATATACTCCCTTGCTATCTCCACGATTTCCACATACGGCTTTCCGTCCACTTCCTCATCTCCGATGGAGCAGGAGAGTTCCACGGTTTTTCCCGTTTCCTGCGCCTTTAGGAATGCGTAGATATTTACGCTGACATCGGCTTTGGATAAGTCTTTGCCGTGCAGACCGCCACCTGTTACGGAATCGCCCATATCTGAACCGAGCTTTCTATTGGCAGCGCCGGAGTCCACATCCGTGCCGCCCGTCCAGTCGCCAATAGGATTGATGATGGCTTTCGGATAGTTTTTATTAAGCTCCTCTGTTCCTGCATTGCTCTGGCAGATGGTCAGCTTTCCGCCCGAAAGAATGTATTTACCGTCACAGTGATATCTCTGATAGATTAAAGCAGCAATGCCTGTCAGCTTTTTTTGCTCATCCGTCACAGGCATACCTTTGAATATTCCGTTATCTCCGCAGCGAAATTTATCCTTCTGATTTTCCGAAAGATGCACGTCCTGCGAAACCTCATGGTATCCGACCCTCACATCGCCTGCTATGCGCCTTATGATATCCGTTACTTCCGTGCGATTTAAATGCACGCTGGTTTCCGCGATGATATGACACATCCCATGTCCGATGAGAACCTCAACAGCGATTCTCGGATTTTCTTCTTTTCTGTATGCAGCATCCACCATCGCGCCGGCTATTCGGTCTGCGATTTTATCCGGATGCGCCGGATTTACTTTTTCAAACATAATTAGAACCCCTTTCTCTGATGCAGTATTTTTTCAAGATCATCGTTAGGGTTTGCTCCCGTAAAATCCACAGAGCAGTTCTCCTTGATGATCTGCATGATGGCATCCCATTGCCTGGTCGCCTGATTCATATAATTGATTCCGATATTGATAAACGGAGATGTGGATGGTTTTCCCGTGGTGGGATGTCTTGAAAGAAATCCCAGCTCGTTTGTCATCTTCTCGCACTGAAGCCATCTCGCGCGGCACATAGCATACTGCTCAATAACCTGCGGGGAAATGTATGCGGTGGCATTCAGTTTTTCCAGCCATTTCCACACGGCTTCATATATTTCCGCAGCTTTGAGCGTAGTGCCGTCCTTTTGCGGAGCGGAAAGGATCTCATCCGGCTTTGGCATATCGCTTCCTTCCATATCGGGAATGTCCAACACGGTGAGCTTCCTGCCGCCGGGATTTCCGGATGCCGCTTTTTCAAGGACGCTTTTCGCTTTTCGTCCCGCGCCCGGTCTTTTCCCGCCGCGGCCGCCTGTATTATTCGATTTTGTCGGCACTTTCTCACCGCCTTTCTATTATGATTTTATTTGCCGGGGCCTATTGCCCTTTTGATTTCGCTGTTTATTCACACGAAGCCCCGGGCCGCTGTCCGCTTGTTTCTCTTTTAGAGATCTGACCCGCCCCTATTGCTTGCTAATGTCTGCAAATCGCTTGACAAATTCAATTCCTCCACGTTATACTATGACCAGAAAAACAAGGAGGTGATTTTTATGGCAAATACAGCTGCTGTTTACGCACGCATTGACCCGGAGCTTAAAGCAGACGTTGAAGAAATCCTTTCACAGCTTGGACTTACACCGTCTTCGGTTGTGCAAATGCTGTACAGCCAGATTAAGCTGACTAAAAGTATTCCTTTCGGAATTAAACTTCCTGCAAGCAAACCTCTCTCCATTGATGAACTCACTACAGAACAACTGAATGCCGAACTTCAAAAGGGTTATGATTCCATTCTGGCTGGCAAAGTACACTCTGTAAGCGAAGTAGATGAAATCATGAAGAGGGAGTACGGAATCTAATGGACAAATATCTGGTCAGCTATTCAGATGACGCACTCCGTGACTTAAGGGATATCTATGAATACATCGCTTTCGAGTTAAAAGAACCCGGAACAGCGACTGCTCAAGTAAACCGTATCCGTGATAGCATTCGCAGCCTTGACACCTTCCCCGCTCGAAACAAAGCTGTAGAATGGGAACCTTGGTCAAGCCTCGGAATGCGTCAAATGCCGGTGGATAATTTCATTGCGTTTTATATAACGAACGATGAAAATTTCTCCGTCTATGTGTTCCGTATCTTTTATGGCAAGCGGGATATTCAAAACCATATAAAGAAAGAACGATAATGATTCTTTCAATCTTTAATTAGAGGTCATTCTTTTAGGATTGACCTCTTTTTATCTGTCACCAATCTCAAGATGAATCTTGGTATGGCATGACTGGCAAAGAGACATCAGGTTATCATTTCTGTGTGTTCCTCCCTGCGACAGGGGAATGATATGGTGGACTTCCTCCACCGGAGAGATTCTTCCCTCTTTAAGACACCTCTCGCACAGCGGATGTGCTTTGGCGTAGCGGTCACGGATTCTTTTCCATGCCCGTCCATACTTTTTGTTGCTGTCCGCCGGGCGTTTATATCTTTGATACTGCTTATCCATTATTTTCTTATGTTCATCGCAGTAAGCGCTTTTTCCTTCCGCAAGCCTCGCACACCCCGGATAAGCACAGCTTCTCCTCGGTTTTCTCGGCATCTACTCACCTCACTTTCGGGCAAAATAAAAGCCCCACAGGTTTTCCTGCAAGGCTTGTTATACTCTAATTTGATATTGTAATCATAACACGAATAAGCGGTATCATGTTGTCCCAAAAAGTCTCAAAGTGTCTCAAAATGTCCCAACCTTTCATCCGGCACGGAAAGATTTTGAAGAGCTGAACCGTGTATACGATGCACAGTGCTTTTCGACACAAACATTTTTTGTTCGATTTCCTCCCACGAAAGACCATCCAGATAGCGATATCTGAGAAGAAGCCTCTCTTCACTATTTTCCAACTGATCGATTGCCATACCGATTTCTTCTTTAATCTGCAGCATGTCCGAAATTTTATCTTCTACATTTCTTTGGATCTCATCCATTTTCTCCAGGCACTTCACAAAAGGAGCCTCTGTCGGGCGATTAGGATTGTGATGTATCTCAAAGTTTCTGCTCTGAACGCTAAGAGACAGTTCTCTCCAGTACTCGATTTCACGCAGATGACTTTTAATAAGAGCGTCCAGATGCTTTGCCTGATTCAGGTATTCTTTCGCTGTCATCAGACCACCTCCTTAAAAAAGGAGTGCCTACACCTCTTGATAGATTGCCCGACTTTTTTATTTATGATGTTTCTCATGTGCGTTTGCCTCCTTATGTTAGGGAAAGGCATCGCCGCATAGAAGCATTGCGCATTGTTTTCAAAACTCAGTGTTTATTGCAAGGAGCCTCAAGGATGGCCCGCACCTCATCTACAGAGCGGACGATGCCTGCCACGCCGCCGGCTTCCCGGATTTTTCGGATGGTAGCTTCCTGCAGTCCGGTAGGCTTTCCTGTTTCGGTTTTTACCTCGAATCCGTAAAACCGACCATCTACACAGGCTATGATATCGGGTATCCCTGCTGTGCCGTACATCCCGCCATGCTCTTTCCATGCAAAGCAGCATGGCACGGTCTTTAGATATTTCATGATTGCTTTTATAATGTCTTTTTCAAGCATCCTTGTGTCCTCCATTTTGTAACCTGTAACCTCGTAACCTCATTTTGTAGAGGCTTACCGATTTACACGCGCACACACGCGCATACGCACACGAGAGAAACTTTTCCGTGTATCTCTCTATATATAAGAGGTTACAAAGGTTACAAGTTACATGGTCAACGGCTCAATTTCTGTGACCTCAAAGCCTGAAATATCACAGTTTTTTCCAAGAAGCATATAATCAATGACCCAGCATTTACGATTTTCTGTGCCGATGCGTTTCTGCTCATTGCTTGCAATAAAATACTCGGAATGCTGGAGTTGTTTCTTGAACTGTGCGTATGTCAGCACTTCACCCACAATGGCATAGTCTTTTCGATATTTTGTATAGAGGTCATAGACAGGAGTGAGCCATAGATACAGCCTGCCGTCATCAATCTTGTAATAGACCTTCGGATCGAGCTTCA